ATTTAGATTTAGATATGACAAACGAAAAAATACGTGCATATAGTTGGTGTGGGAGAAATAATGTCAATGGATTGCGTTACGGCAACGGTGGATTAAAATTATGGCACCGCCAGCATATTCTTGATATGAAAACACACGAAAACGCAGACAGCGAAAGGGCTCAAGTAGACTTTTGTTGGGAAGAAGGATATAGAAATTTTCCTGTAACATATAGTGAAACAATAATAAATGAAACGCCGTTTATGGCGTGGCGAGCAGGATTCAGAGAAGGTGTCAAAATGACATTAGACGGTGGAGTTAAAGTTCCGCCTATGGAGATCGAAGAGCGTATATGGTGGCACAACTTACATAGATTAAGAGTATGGAGCACAGTAGGAAGTCATACTGACAACGGGTTATGGGCAATATATGGTGCAAGACTAGGAACTTATATGACTAATTGTACAGATTGGAATCATATCGATGTAAGAGATTTTGAAATGTTACGTGACCTTTATAATAAAACTTGTAAACAATACGAAACTAGTCCAGCCGAATTACAAGCACAAATCGAATGGCTTGGAAAAGAAATAAAAAATCAACTAGGATTAGATTGGCCTAATTTAGATCCACAACAAAGTAGATATGTTATGGCACTATATGAGGAAACTATAAGACTAGGAACAACCTACTATAGTCAAAAGTATGTATGATATCTTTTTTGTTAGCAATGAAGAATGTAATAGAAGTGCTTGGGAGCAATTCAAACAGAGATTTCCTAATGCACAAAAAGTAGATAATTGTAAAACATTTGAGCAAGTATCAAAAAAAAGTTTAACAAAATATTTTTGGATAGTTTGGGATAACTTACAACTTACTGAAAATTTTAACTTAGACTATAGAATTCCTGAATGGGATAAAGATTATGTACACGTTTTTCGTAATGGAAATTTTTATGACGGTGTGTGTATTTTTTCTAAAACATCACGTATATTGCAACGCGAGTGGGACTATAGATTCTTTACTAATAAAAAAGAAATAGATATTCAAGCAAGTAGTCCTATAAAGTATGACGTTGCATTTATTTCATATCACGAACCTAATGCAGAAGTAAATTACAATAAGTTATTACAAAAAGCACCTAATGCTATTTGGATTAAAGATGTAACAGGTATACATCAAGCACATATAGAAGCAGCAAAACAATGTAATACAGAATTATTTTATATTGTAGATGCTGATGCAGAAATTTTAGACGAATTTAACTTTGATATGCAAATACCTTACTATGATTTTAATGCTAGAAAAAGTGTTTATGTATGGAGAGGTAGAAATCCTATTACAGATTTAGAATACGGATACGGCGGTGTTAAGTTATTTCCGAGACAAACAACAATTAATATGGATGTAAACAGTCCAGATATGACTACTAGCCTTTCTGATAGTTTTAAACCAATGCAAGAAGTAAGTAACATTACAGCATTTAATACAGACGGATTTAGTACTTGGAAAAGTGCGTTTCGAGAGTGTTGTAAGTTAGCAAGTAGAACTATTAAAGGGCAAAAAGATGATGAAACAGATGAAAGACTTAGTAAATGGTGTAGTGATTATGGCAGAGACAGGCCGTTTGGGGACTATGCTATTCAAGGCGCCAGAGCCGGTAGGCAATATGGTATTAGCAATAGTGCTAAGCCTGATGCATTACGCAAGATAAACGATTTTAAATGGCTACGGGAGCAGTTTGATGCAAGACAAGGATAGAATAGAGAAATTTATTCCTATAATGGACGAAATCTCTCCTACGTTCTGTATGGCCAAATGGCATCATACTACTATCTATTTGCAGACAGGAGAAACACACAGTTGTTATCATCCTGCACCGCACAAGATTCCTTTAGAAGGCCTTAAAGAAAATCCAAGCCAACTACATAATACTCCGCAAAAGAAACAAGAGCGTCAACAGATGATTAATGGCGAAAAACCTAGCGGATGTCAGTATTGTTGGAACATTGAATGTATGGGTAAGGATTACATTTCAGATAGAAAAGAGCGGAATGCAAGTATACATACAGAAGAAAGATTTGCTGCAATTAAAAAAGACCCTATGGCAGATGTAAATCCACAGTATGTAGAAATAAGTTTTGGTAATGAATGTAATTTTAAGTGTGGGTACTGTCACCCTAAACATAGTAGTACATATCATAAAGAAATAAGAGATCACGGTCCTTACACAACGGTTAAGAACCATCGTAACGATATTGATTGGTTTAAAATACACAAAGAAGAAGATAATCCTTATGTTACAGCATTTTGGGAATGGTGGCCTGAACTTCGTAAAACACTTACAATTTTACGTATCACAGGCGGAGAACCATTATTACAACAAAGTACTTGGAGAATGTTTGATGAATTAGAAAAAAATCCTTTGCCTAATTTAGAGTTAAACATTAATTCAAACTTTGGTGTTAAAAGTGTACTAATAGAAAGATTTGCAGATAAAGTAAACAGTTTAGTTGCTAAAGGTTGTATTAAAGATTTTAAAGTTTTTACTAGTATGGACACTTGGGGAACTCAAGCGGAGTACATTCGTACAGGGTTGGATTTAGAATTATGGGAAAAAAACTTTGATATCTATATGACAAAAACTAATCATCCTTTAACTTTTATGGTTACATTTAATATTTTAACTGTAACAAATTTCGATAACTTATTAAAGAAATTTTTAGAATGGCGTAAAAAGTATAACACAGATGATCAAACTAAATGGCAACGTATTAGATTTGATACCCCTTATCTAAAAGAACCGTTGCAGTATGATATGAATATACTTCCTAAAGAAGAATTTATGCCGTATATGCATAATCATTTACAGTTTATTAAAGATAATCTTAATGACAAAGATAGATTTAAATTTAGTGAACTAGAGTATGAAAAGTTTAGACGGGTAGTAGATTATATGTCTAGTACAGAATATTCTGTAGGTAAATTAAATGAAGGTAGACGAGATTTTGCTAACTGGTTTAGAGAATACGACAGAAGACGTGGAACTGATTTTAGAAAAACATTTCCTGATCTGGTAGAATTTTTTGAGGACTGTAATGGATTGGGATAAAGCAAATGTGGGCAAAGATCCATCTCACGGTATCTTAAATAACTTTGAAAGTATATTGGTACGTAATGATAATCTCAAACCTGTACACATAAAGATACCTGCAGAAAATACTGAAATCTGGATGCATAGAGGCAAAAAAGATTTGTTATTAAACATCGGTGAAAGTTGGACATACGGCGAAGGTCTAGAAAACATTGCTACAGAAACAGGCGAGTTTGATCTATGCAGCCAACTTAAACACACGTTCGGACCTAAACTTGCATTATTAATGGATACTGATTTTTATCAGTATGCTGTTCCAGGTAACAGTAATTTGTATATGTTAAAAGAACTAGAACGTATTTTACCATATATTGCTGAGCAAGAAAAATACGAAAACATTTATTTGTGTATGCAAGTTACTGAACCGAGTAGAGAGTTACAGCAACTGAGTGACCTATCTACATATAGACATCCTTTAGGTAAACTTTATAATAAAAAATTTTTAAAAAGCAAAAGTATATCTTTTGATAGATGGTTAGACAAATATGATAAAATTGTTTTTAATTGTCTTGAAGAAATTATTAAACCTTACACAAACGTTAAAACTCTTGTATGGGAAAACTTTTGTAAAATTATAGACACTGATAAGCGTTCATTCAAAAAAGTAAATGAAAGTTGGATACAATTCAGTGCCAAAGTAAATGGAGTAAAACTAGAAATGCCTGACTTTTACGTTGCAGGTTGGCTAGATCATATAATGAAAGATTTTAGAGAAATAAAATATAATTCTAGATATGTATCTCATCAGTTAGATTTGATTGCACAGTCTAATTCTTATTTAGGAAATTGTCCTCAACATAAGCCTCATCCTAATGATACACAGCATTCATTATGGGCGTTAAATTTATATACGGAATGGAACAATGAATAACAAATCGTTTTGCATTTACCCTTGGATTCATATGTACGTAAATCCAGACGGCAGCGTTCTTCCTTGTTGTGTTGGAGAGTATGACAAGCACTTAGGAAATGTTAGAGAAAATAGTATTGAAGAAATATGGAATAACGATAGATATAAACAGTTAAGACGTAATATGCTAGAAGGCAAAAAGTGTGACACTTGTCGTGCTTGTTATCAGCAAGAAGATAGTGGTAACGAAAGTACACGCATATCTAAAAATAAAGAATTTGCACACTTAATTCCTTTAGTACAAAACACACTTGAAGATGGCACATATCCTGAAATGACATTACGACATTTCGACGTAAGATGGAGTAACATTTGTAATTTTAAATGTAG